CAACTGGCTGAATCTTTAAGTCCATTAGGCAGGCATATAGCGGTTAGCTTTAACTGCTGGAGCTTGTTTCTTTTTACCTGTCCTAGCCTTGCGTACTTTGTCCATCATGGCGTATAACTGCTTAGCACCAGCATCGGTAGAACCATTACCTAAATGACTAACCACGTCCGCAGGAACTACAAATTCACCATCCGCTAAACGGGCAGGTTGTTTATTAGCAATAACGCCAGGAATAGAGTCGGACATGCCATCACCAGGACCTTTAAGCATTCTGCCGCCATCTGAGTAGCCCCCTAATGAAGAAATGCCACCACTAGCGTATTTAGCCCGTTTCATGGCTGCCTGCATTTCCTGTAAGGCATTACCCCGTCCATAGATTTGGTCGTACTCCATAGGGGTATATCCTTGGGCTTTTGCACCTTCTAGGATTCCTGCAATACCACCACCAGCCATTGTCCTTGGCATAACAGCTAGTTGTGGTTGCATACCGATTCCTCCAGGTCCTCCTGGAAATACTGCTTGTGGAGCCATACCAGGTCCGCTAGTTGCTGCTCCTGTAAATCCTTGTGAAGCCATACTATTTGGGTTTAAATTAACTGATCCTTGTAAACTTATTGGAATTTGACCACCAGCTGCCATTAGCATTGGGCTAGACCGCTCATAGGCAGGGGCTTCATCTACCATCTCAGCACTTACTGGGCGCTGGGTAGGGGTGGCATACTGGGTTTTATCAATCATGCCTTGGGGGTACATACCGCCTTGGGGGTTCATAGCCGTGTTCATCATAGACATACGCTCTACAGGACCACCAGCTTGATAGGCTTGCATAATTCCACCCTCGGCAGCATAAGTTTTATACTCAGGCACATACACGCTTCCAGGGGCGTATGTTGGGGTAGATCGTATAAATTTAGATGGGTCAAAACTACTTACATAGTCTTCTTCGCCAGGCAAACCTGAAGAATCTTTTCTCCCTAAAAGGGCGCTACCACCACCAATTGCGGCTAACGTAGGGTCAGACAAAAACCCTTTTTCTCCGGGCATATAGCCAAAAATGTTTTTACCTGTTGCTTGGGCAACTTGTTTTTGAGCCTCTGGGCTTCCTGTAATGTCTGGCGTTGGGGCTTTGCTAAATAAGTCTCTAATTGAGAAAGGAGTTGAGGTTTGGGGTATTGGGGCTTGGGCCCCCATAGAAGGTCCTATAGCCGGCTCAAACATCTCGTAACCCGAAGGGATTACACTTGTAGGTGTAGCTGTTGCCGCTGCGCCACTAATTGATCTCAGCCCCTCTAAACCAAACCCAGCATTTTGATTAGCAAGTAAAGCTGCTTGTGAATTAGCCCCAGTGGCAGCTCCTTGAACTCCTAATTGACCAGCAACTGCTTCTGCACCAACAGCTTGACCCGCAGCGCCAATAGCAGAACCAATACCACCCCCCGCAGCACCTATCAGGGCACCTTTTAGAGGGTCGCCACCCGTAAGAGCAGAGGAGCCGCCGCCAACAGCAGCCCCAATTAACATCGCCTCGCCTACACCGGTTCCCATAAGATATACCTCGCCTAATTTAAGTAGTACTTTATCATGTTGTCAGACAGTTGTAACCGTTACTGTGCCTAATCTACCTACTGTTTTTACGCCTGTTAAGAAAATTAAGGGCTCTCCAAGGGCATTTACCCAATCTGAACCATTCCAATAGATCGGATACCCAAGGCTTGTATCAAAGTAATACTGTCCAACCTGTAGATTTTCCGTAGGTCTATTTGCCGTAGTACCTGAAGCGGGTACTGTTACGTTTTGAGTAAAGTTGTCAATTTGATTAAAGTACAGGCGTAAGGCGTTATTCATCTGATCTTGATAAAGCTGGCGGTACTCTACTGGTGCAATCAGTAAATTGGGGGCTTGTGAAGGACGAAGGGGTACCTGTGCCATTATCTGCGTCCGTCGTTGCGAATATCAATTCGTGGACTACCTAGCTGCCACTTAACTCCAAGGCTGTCTGACTGAATTCTAAAAGCAAGCTGGCGCCCTCTTAGGCGGGTATAGACCTGCCCTGTAAACTCTTGAATGTCATAAGAAGCAGAATTAGCAAAGTTGTCTGCGCTTATAACTTCTGGATCATCTGATGTGCCATAGGGAGCACCTGAGTTCCTACGAGGTTTGACCTGCATAGTTACAAACGGATTATTGACGTTAGAACCATTAAAGTTAATGTCAGGCAGTATGCGCCATACAAAGCCAAAGTTATGCCCATCACCAATGTCAAAGTCAGAAGACTGAATATAAGCATCAATAGCTACAGGCTGTGTACCAGACACGTCATCTACCGCAGATTCATGGAATAACATTCTGTTGTTGTAATCAGCAGCCATAGGATATTGGCGAATACCCGAGTCTAGCCAAGCCGTTCTAGCCATAGTGCCATATGCCCAGACACGTTCTAAGTAATTGTAAATTACGTATTTATCTATAGTATTTGAGCCTACAGAGCAATAGAACCACCAAATCTCGCTGTAGCCTTCGTTAGACCCACAGAACACTTGGAATGCTTGTTCTTTATTAATGTCATTAAAAATGTACTGCCACAAGGCGCAAGGTAGGGTTTCTACCCGTCCAGAATAAATATAGAACTTATCAACACCCATCCAGTACGTTACGTTATTAATCGTAATAGCCGCATTAGGCGACATGATGGAGATGTTATCCATTAAGACCTGAAAACCCCAAACATAGGGCGGTCCTAAATATTGCATAGAGTAAATAGCAGAATCAGTCCAAACCAAAATCTCTTGACGAGTGTTGCGGGCGCACATAATAAAAGAACCGCTAGACAGTCTAAATTCACCTGACTGGTTAGTTACTGCAGGCACCCATTCATAAGGGTTTTCTTGATCTGACCAACGAACTAATAAGGGGTCAAAGGTTGTACTAGCATCAAGTGGGTCATATGGATTTGCACCAAAACAAATAACAAAACGTTGAATTGCTGAGGCTACTACCTGTAAAGTTGCGTTAGGAACAAACTGTCCTGAAAAAGCTGCTGCATTTGATAAAGTAGATAAAAGTTGTGCCCGCACTGATAAACCAGTAGCTGCTTCCCAATAAAAAACAGAACCGCCACGGGGAGCAAGCACTAAATCTTGTCCAAAATTGTCATTAGTCCAAAGGCGTAACTGCTGACCAATACCTGATGTAAACCCTTCACCCCAACCATGGTCGCCTGTTTCGGTATAAGCAATGACGTTGCCGCCCCCTGTTACAGAAGCATTAGCATTAATTTGAACCGTAATGGAATATGCGTTGGCGTTAACAACTGTAGGGTAAAACAAAGTATTTAAAAGCACTGCAGATACACCACCTGTAGCCGTGGCATTAGAGAATATAACTGCTTTTCCGTTGGTTAAATTATGAGCTGTCTGAGTTACAGTAACTACATTACTTCCACTTGAAGTTGTAAAAGGATCAGTTAAGCTAGTTGTTGTCCCTGTAACAGGCCAAGGACCTGCACCCCAGCCAGTGCCTAAAGTATATGTGTTAAGACCAATAGGTTGTTGATAGGCAATATCAGTAGCACTACCTCCGCCATTTGCAGAAGCGTTTGCCGTTACAGGTAACGTAACCGTGTAAGCCGTTGTATTTATTATAGAAATTACAGAATATTCTGCATTTAAAACAGTTGCAGTTACGTTGCTTGTACTAATATTAGCGGCATTAGAAATAGTAAGAAAATCACCCACGCTTGGGCTATACGCCCCGTCCACAACAACCATGGAATTTGACCCGCTAGTAATCGTAAAGGCACTAGCCACGTTAGCTGAAGTAAATACTACAGGGGTAATGTCGTTATAAGCACCACCTTGCTCAATATAGTATTTAAGATTTGTGCCAACACCCAGAAAGTTAGAGCCATTAAGTGCAAGCCAGTTCCATAACGCTCGTGCTAACCCCAAAAACTGAGCATTAGCCATACGGGTCCAACCGCCGATCTTCTCAGGAAAACCAGAACGAAAGCGCACTTTGTCGGCATCGTACCAACCACCCTCGTTAGAGTAATCTGTACCTTCTCGGTTAAGACCTGGGCGGAACTGTAATTTTTGTAATGGCATACGGGTTTACCCTAAGATAAGAACAATGCTCGTTCGTCGTTTCTACGAGTAACTAAGCCTTTCAGTACTTTACCGCCAGC